TCGTCAAACTGATACGCATTTGGAACTCCAAGCTCGGCGAGAGACGCGATACTTGATAACCCAGAGGCCCAGTTTTTCCAATCTCTTTCGTCCATGAGGCGGACCGCCACGCCGAAGTCCTCGATGGACGGGAACATGAAGTCCGCCCAGTCCACCACGTTGTCGACGATACGCGGATCGATGGTCGTCGTGACGCGCTTCACGACTGGTAGCGCCCATCAGCCGGTTCAATGTGAACGATAACTTGCCCCATCTGGTAGTTGCCGCCCACCGTGTTCGACGCAAAGCGGAAACGAAGCTCGCGGCGCTGTTCCTTGAAAAACACCTGCTGCTCATACTTCTCAGCCGGTACCGCCGGGAACGTCCGCAGCGGACCATAAACCTCAGGCGCCCGCGCGTTGATGCGGCCCGTAATCTGCACCGTCATGTCACCGGCCTGCACGAAGTCAGGCTCCATCATCTCGACGTGGATCGCACGGTTCTTCGGCGGATCCGAGACGATGAGCGCGATGTCGCCCGTCTCGAAGAAGCTCTCGACCGCATTGATCTGAGCGCCGTCAATCTCGTCGACGCCGAACTCGTGCTGCCAGATCTTATAGCGCGTCGGCCCATTGCTCACGACACGGATCTGGTTGTCTTCCGTGATACGAGTATCATCGTTCTGCGCGATACGGATGTCAGGCACGCCCGGGCTGATCGGGTCGATGCCCGCGAGGATCGGTTCGTTCAGGGAGCCTGAGTAGATACCCGCAGAGCGCCCGGCGTTGGGCAGCTGCGTGTCGTACCACGTATTCTCGCGGAAGTTATAGATCACCGCATGCGTGCATTCCGTCGCCTCGCCACGCGGGTAGCACCACCAGATCTCCCCGAACCGCGGAACCTTGTAGGCAAAAATCTTGTTCGCGAACGGCAGGTTCAGCCCGTCGAAGAAATAGTTGATATTCATGTTGTTAGGCACTTCGCGAACGACGCCGTTGTACATCATGAAGCGGCCATCACCGACCCAGAAGTAGATACCGTCATACTCGATCACGCTGTTGGCCGCGATGATCGACGACGACGAGCTAATCGTGTCGAACGCGAACACCTCCGGGCCACCCGTGTAATACGTGCGGATCAGGCTATCGAGCGTCCAGAAGAGACCCGCCGGGTTCTGACCACCGCCACGCAGCGGCAGGCCCTTGACGATCTTCGAGGATGAAATGAACGCGTCGCCCGCGTCGCCTGTCACGAAGTTCGTCGGGTCGTTCGCGTCAGACCACTTCACGAACCCGTTTGAGGAAAACATAAACAGATACGGGTGCAGCACCACAACGCCGCCCGAGACGCCGGATGTCGGGATTGGCGTCAGGGGCGCCGTGCCGATGACGTCGCCGATGTAGGCCGAGTAGATCCCGTCAGTGGAAATGTCGTTCGCCGAATTGACCGCATGCGCGATCAGCGCCGTCGCGCTCCCAGCACCGTCATAGAGAGCATCGAACTGCCACATGAACTCAGGGCCACCCACGTAGGTCGTAGGCGTCCGGTCCGTGACGGAGCTCGTGTTGCCGAGATTGTCGATGGTCATGCGCTGCAGCCCGGTGCCGTAGCCCATGTGCGTGTAGGTGAAATTGTTCTGCGCCTGCAGGTGAAACTGGCGCACGACCCCCTCAGCGAAATTGCTGATCTGCCGATAGCCGCCGATCTTACGCGGCAGCCCGCGCTGAAACCGGCACCACTGCCCGTCGACGTAGAAGTTCCCCTCGAACTTCGTGCCGTCGCGCTTGATGCCGGCCTCTGATCTGACGTTTACGGGTACGAGCATGTCGCGGTTATCCTAGACAGATCACGCGGGGGTGGGCGGCCAGACGATATCGTCGGGAAACCCTTCTTGTGCTGGTACGTCGCGCAGAGCTTGGCGGTACGCTACGTAGGCAGTCCGAGTTACCTCAGGAACGTCGGGAAGCTGGGTCCAGTCAGTAGCCGCAAGAAGGGCATCCCGGCGACAGCGCTCAGCAGCGGGGCGCTGAGCCTCAACTTCAGCCTGTGTGGCTTCGTACTGAGCGATATCCTCATCGGTCATGTCCATCAGGACACCATCAAGCATCTTTTTCATATCAGCCAATCCCGTAGAGAGTGACGACACCGCCGTTAGTAAGCGTACCAATGTTGGAAAGTATTGCGGTTACAGGTAAACCGCTAAAGTAACCGGTGCTGCTAAAGTACGCATCTCCGCCATTATAAAAGCTCGTCATTAAAGTATACGACCATATGTTACTGGCAGTAGCAGTAGATTGGAGCAGCAGGCTACCACCAAATATTTGACTGGCGCTATGATTTTGTCCGCCGGTCAAAGCAAGTAAGTTAGCGCTTTGTGTGTAGGAATTAACAGAACTAGAAGGTAAGAAAGCTTGCCCGCGCCCAAGGACACTAACGGCGGAACTACTTGAGTTAAACCCGGTTAGTACAGGGGGCGATGCAGTATCCCCTCTTACGTTTTGGAACGTAATCTCAAACTGGGTGTACCCAGAGGGGAGGGTAAGAGTTACGTTACTCGGGCTACCCGAGATAACGGTTTGTGAAATAAGTTTCTTAAAGGCACCGCCGGTAGTAACCTGCACGGAGGTTGCGCTTAGCGCGCGGGCAACGATGCCATACGCAGACGGTGTTGTGGACAACGCCCCAGTAACCTGAAGGTAATACGCCAAGCCGGTTGTGAGCGCGCTCTGGTTAGTGTTTACCCCGCCAAGAGTTGTAACCGTGACCGCCGCACCTGTGGACACAGACTGCGTCGAGAACCCGATAAACTTATCGGCAGTTGTTGAGAATGCGGCGGGCAAAACACCAATTGTAAGTGGTATCGTAGTAGTACTATTACGCGTTGTAATGCCACCACGTGCAAGTGTGGAGTCGTAAACGTAGGAAGTCCCTCTTGAGTAACCTGAACCCGAAAGGTTGGCTCCGTTCGTATATGCGATACTGGACGCAGTAAGCGTATAGGTCCACGTGTACAGCCCGGTACCACCACCGGAGTCTGTACCGGCACAATACGCCACATTATTGACTGTGTCGTATGAATTAGAAAATCCATAATTTTCCCAAGCATAATATATATTACTGTTTGGTACTGTAGTCGTATTTGTTACTTGGTAACCCGTATTTGGGTCAATTAACCGACTAACCGCAGAGCTTTGCATCGAGCTTTGCAAAAGAAAACGATTAATACTTGGGAAATATGCCGCACGAGCGAAGCCGCCAAACGTTTCACCAACAATAGTTCCTGCGTCAACAATCGTAATTGTATTACCGGCGGCATTAATTGAAACGGTAAGGGTCGCTAGACCACCAGCACCGGCTCGATAAAAAACTCTACCTGTGTTTGTGTTTGTATTGAACGCGGCAGCCATGGCATTAGTGCTGCCGCCAGCCGTACTAAAGCTGCCGGTAGCTGTTTGACTAAACCCTACTCCGATAGTGTAGCTAAAAGCCCGAACACTCCCGCCACCGCTGTCGTTAGTTGTAACTAGAACAGTGCGATTGGAGAAGGTGTCAAAATATCCATCAAGCGCGGCTTTAGCCGAGCCCGGAACGCCGGCGAAAGCAGTCCCAGCAGTTGTCATAGCTCCAGTTGAGGTATTAAATGTAACGGCAGTCAAGAGATTCGATCCATACGCGCCATTGCAAAGTGCAATCATTATTGCACCAGAAGTGGTATCTTTGAACACAGAGCCACGCTGATACAGAAAGCTGCTATTAGTGGCTATAAAAACGATATTTAAGTTTGTAATAGCGCCAGCCGAGCTAACCTTATACGACGATAAATAGACAGCTTCGTTACCACTACTACCGAGACCAATACCAGCGAAGTGCCACCCGGTGGACGAGTCGTAAAATGATCCAAAGCTGTAGTCAGCATAGGCATTGGTTGCACTAAAAGTAGTATCTGGAACAAACGTAGCGGTCTGACTAACACCAGTCGTCGTAGACACCGTGCCGTTCGAGTTAAGCGAAACAGCCTGACCCGCTGTGATTGAGCCAGACGAGGTGAACTGCTGGGTGCCGCTTACAGCAGTCGCGCTCGTCCAAGTCGTCCCATTGCTCGTCAACACATTCCCTGTCGTCCCCGGAGCAACCGCTGTTACCGCAGACGTGCCGTTACCTATAAGCACAGCGTTAGCCGTCAGCGTCGCCGCACCCGTACCGCCATTGGCGACGGGCAGCGTACCAGAGACCTCCGCGGTCAGGCTAACCGCGCCTGCCGTGAGCGCGCTCGTGCCGGTTCCCTTGACGACACCAGTCAGCGTCACCGCGCCGGTGCCCCCGCTAGCCACCGGCAGCGTGCCAGACACTTCCGTCGTTAGGCTAACCGTACCCGCCGTAAACGCCGATGTGCCGTTCCCCTTCACCACACCAGTCAGCGTTACCGCGCCCGTACCCCCGCTACCTACTGGCAGCGTGCCCGTGACGCCCGTCGTGAGCGGCAGCCCCGTCGCGTTCGTCAGCGTGACCACAGACGGTGTACCGAGATTAGGTGTTGTCAGTACAGGATTCGTCGACAGCACCACGCTCCCAGTGCCGGTAGACACCGTAACACCCGTGCCGCCATTACCGACAGGCAAAGTGCCGCTGGCGGAAGCGAGGCTGATCGGAGGAAGGATGGATGAGAGTGTCGTCATGCTTCTACCTTATCACACAGCGGGGGTGGGCGGCCAGACGACGTTGAACGGGTCAGTCTGGGTAGTGATGTCCCTGAGCGCCTGCCGATAGGCGTGCTGATCGTCGCTGATGATAGCGCCAGTTTCAGCAGCCTTCGTCACCCACCAGTCGGTGCGGGCCAGCAGTGCGTTACGCTCAGCGCGGATAACACCCCACTGCGCGCCGACCTTTGCCGCCGATTCGTCCGGGCCGAGGTCCGTCACGATGTAGTTCTGCGTCCACACGCCGTCGATCAGCAGCGCCGGGCCATGCTCGCGGGCTTGCGTGGCGGGGTCGAAGTACGGCGGCGTAACCAGCTTAAGCTGATGCACGCCAAACTGCACGACCTGCTCAGGCGTCAGCTTGGCCACGCGGCAAAAGTTATCGTCGTCCCAGCGCGTCGGCTCGACATCATGGATGTGCCGGACGAACGTGTCGCCTTGGGCTTGGACGTAATAGAGGTTCATCCCTCGGATTCCTTTGCCTTGCGCTTGGCAGTCACGCGAACCACCGCTGCCTCGTATTCTACCTGATCGTCGATCTGTGACTTTAGCGCGTTCATCACAGCCTCTACGTTGGCCATCTGCTTGCGGGTAGCATCGAGACGCTCCGCCACGTTAGCAGCAAATTCGTTGTCCGTGGCGTTGGCCAGCAGATGCTCGAAGTTTGTGCGGTCGAAATCATAGTGAAAATACTCAACCTCGCGGGCGTAAATCGCATCCGCAAGCGTGTCGTATTTGTAGGCGATAGGGAGTTGTGTGTATTGCATGGGTGCCTGCTGTTATAAGTTGATTGTGAACTCTACAGCTTCGCCAGTGCCAGTCGGCAAAGTAGCAGGGTTGGAGAATTTCGTACCGAATCCAGAGCCAGACCACGCGTAGGCGGCGATGTAGGGCGATGCTTGGTGCCCTACGGCTATAGCATTTCCTGCCGAGGTAAATGCCACGTCTTTGCCTGTGTCGGGCGGCAGCGAAGCGGGGTCGGCGAATTTCGTGCCGAAGCCACTACCGCTCCACGCATATGCGGTGATGAACGGTGTGATTTCGTGCGCCACGGCAATAGCGTTGCCTGCGGGGCTGAACGCTACACCTTCCGCATTTCCAGTCGGCAGCGTGGCGGGATTGGTAAATTTTGTGCCAAAGCCAGAGACGCTCCACGGGTAGACAACGATGTAAGGTGATCCGAAGCACGTCACGGCGACAGCGTCACCAGCGGGACTGAACGCTACCTTATTGGCTTGAACGGCAGGCAGCGTGGCCGGATCGGCAAATTTCGTGCCGAAGCCAGAGCCACTCCACGGGTAGGCGTTAATGAACGGTGTAGAGCCATGCGCCACGGCAATAGCGTCACCTGCGGGGCTGAAGGCTACGCCGAAGCCATTACCAGCTGGCAACGTGGCGGGATTGGTAAATTTTGTACCGAAACCGCTGATACTCCACGGGTATGCGGAGACGAACGGCGTGGTAACGTGCGATACGGCGATAGCGTTGCCTGCGGGGCTGAACGCTACGCCAGTGCCAGTACTAGCAGGCAATGTCGCGGGGTCGGCGAACTTTGTTCCAAAGCCAGAACCAGACCATGGGTAGGCAGTAATGAATTCTGAACTGGCGTGCGCTACGGCGATAGCGTTACCACTCGGGCTAAAGGCTACACCACGGCCATTGCCGTCCGGCAGCGTGGCGGGATTGGTAAACTTCGTCCCAAAACCAGAGACGATACTCCACGGGTATGCGGTGACGAAAGGCGAGGTAATGTGTGCCACTGCAACGCTTTGAGGGAGATCCTGCGCTGCGCCGGTTTGATAGAGATAATTTGCCATCCATTTTGTTGCTGTAACTTTAATAGCCATGAGCGTGTTATTAGCCAAAACGGCTAAATTTCCAGTTGTGCCCGACCCAAAAACCAGCGTGTCTCCGCAAGCAACATTCACAGGAGTCCCGCCATTCTCCACCGTAAACAACACAACAGTCCCAATTGGAAACGCAACGCTTGCGTTAGCCGGGATGGTGTAAGTGCGAATATTTGCATCAGCAACCGGGTGAAATATCATCTTGCCCGCATCGCCAAGCACGAGCGTGTAATCGGCTGACCGGCTGTTCTGCGGGTATTGGACGGCGTTCGACAGCGTCGCAAATGTCGGGGCAACGCCAGCGCCGCCCGACGTCAGTACCTGACCAGCCGTACCTTCAGATATAGCTCCAAAGGCGCCAGCGTTATTGACCTGCACTTGCCCTGTCGTGCCGCTCGGGGTCGTTGCCGGGATAGCGGTGCTCGCCCACGTCGTCCCGTTGCTAATAAGCGCATTGCCCAACGTGCCCGGAGATACAGTCGTTACTGCAGACGTGCCATTACCGATGACGACAGCGTTTGCAGTCAGCGTAGTCGCACCAGTGCCGCCGTTACCCACAGGCAACGTTCCTGACACCTCCGAACCAAGAGCAACCGATCCAGTCGTAAATGCCGACGTGCCATTGCCGCGCACCACGCCAGTCAGCGTAGTCGCGCCAGTGCCGCCCCGCGCCACGCCAAGCGTACCGGTGGTCTGCGTGTTGATGTCGATGATCCCGCCAGCGCCGCCAGCCTGAGCGTAGACCTGCCATGACGTTCCAGTGTAAATCAGCGTAATAGCGACGCCGCTGATATTGCAGATGAGGTCAGATGCTATACCTTCGATCAGTGAGCCGTTGCGGGCCACAGTAAGGTTGTTGACGCCCCATGATTCCGCGGCGTCTGTGATGATAAGCTGATCACCGCTCGCGGGAGTGGCTGGCAGCGTAACCGTGAACGAACCGGCGGTCGTGTCAGTCTGAACACCCTCCCCCACTTGTGCGGCATAGTTTGCGGTCTTGACGGTCGTGTAGGAAAAACCGCCAGAAAACTCGACAACGCTGCCGCCGGCGTTTTTGAAGAACAGCTTCTCATCGGAAGTGTTGATAGCCAGTTCGCCAGCCGAGAGGTTGGCTGCAAGCGGGACAGCACCCGGCGTTGCCGTGCGATACAGTTGAACAAGCGTGAAGCCTGAAGCCGCCATTAGAACGTCCCTCCGTCAACGCCACCGAACGCGGGGGCGGACGCGCCATTAGATAGCAAAACCTGACCGGCTGTTCCAGCGGCAGTAAAGGCGTAAGCCGTACCCGTACCATACGGCACAGCGCCAGCCGTCGGCGCAGCGGTTCCATTCGTGCCGCCATTGGCAACAGGAAGAACGCCAGAGACGCCCGTCGTCAGCGGCACGTAGCTCCAGCTTGCATTGGTGCCATCAGTGGTAACGAACTTACCAGCGTTACCTGCTTGACCCGGAAGCGCTGACGAAAACGATGTCGCCGTTACGAAGGCCGTAGTCGCAATCTGCGTGGTATTCGTGCCGGCAGTCGCAGTGGGAGCCGTTGGCGTGCCGGTCAGTCCGGGGCTGGCAGCCAGCGCTAGTACTGTGCCGCTACCGGTCGTGCTGTAAGAGGTGCCCCACGCAGTGCCGGTGGAGTATGCTATACCAACGCCCGGAAACGAGTCAGGGCCGGTGTTGGTAATCGTAATCGAGCCGGTGCCGTTCGTGACCGTGATGCCAGTGCCGGCGGTCAGCGTGGCCTTGGTCAGCGTGTTGCCGGTGGTGTTGCCGATAAGCAACTGTCCGTTCGTGTAGCTCGTCTGGCCTGTGCCGCCCTGAACCACGCTGATTGGCGTCGTAAGGCCCGAGAGGGACGTGATGTCCGCGTTGGCGCCTGATGCAGCTGCACCAATGGATGCGCGTGCCACGGCAGCGTTGACGGCGGTAAAGATCCCGATACCCAGCGACGTGCCGCCGAGATTGATGAGCGCCGTCCCAGCAGTGGTGGCGCCGGTGCCGCCCTGAGCGATGGCGATTGGCGTCGACAGGTTGTTGGTGTCTGCCTCGACGACGTTCGTGCCGTCGCAGTACAGGATTGCAGCGCCGTTCTGAACGACAGAAATGCCCGTGCCGGCAGCGGTCTTAACGGTGAGCGTGTAGCTTCCGGTGGTCGTGTTTCGAACCCAGTATTGCTGAATCGTGTTCGGCACGATGATCTGCATGTTCGCGGTCAGGACGCCGCTGAACTGGTAGGCGATGCGGTTCAGGTTGGTGCCCGAGAGCGTGTACGGGCTGGGCTGCCCAGTCAGGCTGATCGACACATAGTCGAACGCGAACGACGCGCTCTGGCCGTAGCCAATCGTGTAGAAGCTGGTGCCGTCAGTCAGGATCCGCGCGCTGTCACCCGGATTGAACACCAGAGACGCCTGCCCGTTGATGAGTTCGCCGCCAGCCGGGGCAATCGTCAGACCGCCTGAACCTGAGTTGCGCGCGTCGAAGAACCAGTCGTTTCCGACCGCAGCTGCCGACGGCATCGTGAACGTGCCAGCGCCGCCGTTCCACACGAGGACGCGAGCGCGGTCTGAAGCCGTGAGTGTGTAGTCCGCCGAGAGCAGAGTCGTCGGGGCCGCTTGATTCAGCGTCGTCGTGATGGCTTTGAGGCCAGCCCCAGCCAGCGCACTCGCGGACGGAGAGGACGTGCCGGCGCCGTATTCAATCGCGCGCCATGTGCCGTTTACAGTCGAGTTGCCCGTGAGGTAGATCTGCCACGCTTCGCCGGAGGCAATCGTTTGGATCGTGTTGCCGCTGTTGTCAGCGACCGTGAACGAGAACGCGCCGACGTTGAAGAACAGCGCCGTCTCACCGACCGAAGCCTGCGAGGCGTCGGGCATGCGGATCGTGAAGCTGCCCGCAGACGGCGTGACGTCCATGATGGAGGCAACGACGTTGGTGTTGGTGGCGACTTCAGTCGGCCACGTCAGAGTTACGTTAGCAGTCAGCGCGATGGCGCGATAGCTGACGTTCGCAGAGTAAATGTTTGTACCGCCGAAAGTATTTGTGAAACTGGGCACCTTTAATCCTCCCTGCGGATGATGCCACGATCAGCAATCTGGCGGATATCTTCGCCGTTCAGCGCGGCGACGGATCGGTCGTAGAATCCTTGCCAGATCGGGATGATCTCTTCGTTCTTGAGGAACGGGGCGGCCTCCATAAGCGAGGCGTAGAGCAAGGCGTTTGGCGCGTATTCCGTGAACCAGTTCGTTTGAACGTCGTCACCGAGAAGCGGCGGCAGTTCATAATAGATCAGTTCGTAAGGGAACGGGGCGTTCGGTGTAGGCGCGAAGAACCAGTGCGAATAATCATAATCAGCATAAAACCTCGGCGTCCCGGTCAGCGTCTGGTTCGGCCAGTACTGGCGCATATATTCATACGCGCGCGGAAAGACTTCCTGCGTGGTGTTGTAGCCGGTGCCGGTGCCAACCCGGATGCTGACGGTTTCGCGCCAGCGGTCGGGCTTGGGGTAGGTAGGCTCTCCCACAGTCATGGTCGATGAGACGACGGTGACGGTGCCTTGGATCTTCAGTTCCCGGGCGAGGCGGCGCTCAGCGAGGCCGATCAGGCTGGGAAGCTGGAGGTAGACCGAAGGATCCGTCGCAAGCGTTGCCCCGCGCTCCAGATAATTCCGGAGGTCGTTCAGCAAGCTGGTATAGGTCATCGCCGTGGCCATAGCGAAACCCTACATCAATTCAGCGACTGCTGCAATTAAGGCTGCGACGGCTGCGAACGCAATCACACCCTTGTTTTTCACGTTCATCAGCTTCTCCATCAGCGAGCGCTGAGGCGGGTGGGGGTCGCCGATCACACCCTTGGTGACCTTGTTGACGACAATCTTCTCGGCCTCTTTCTTGGCAGCGTTGAGCGCCAGTTTCTTCAGGTCCATGATAATCTCCTTACTTAGATTTGCTTTCGATGACGCCAACGCGCACCTTCAAGTCGTTGATCTCGGTTGTCAGATGCTCACGCAATTCCCCTCTGGCTTTTGCCGAAAGCGGGCTGTCCGTGGGTACGCCGTCTGGCGTGATAAGGACAGGCATCGACGCTTCGATCTTGGTCAGTCGGGTCTCGAACGTGTTCACCTGCCCCAGCAGCCACGCAATGCAGGCGATCAAAATGGGCACTGCGCCCTTCAGGATGTCGCCCCAGTTGACGTTCACGGCAGCCACCCGGCGAACTTCTTCGTCTTCGCCTTGCGGTCATCCAGACCGTGCGTGCCGCCGTTGATACGCTTGGTTAGAGCGAGGATGGCGGTGTCGTTGACGCCCTGATCGCAGATTTTCCAGAGCTTATTCTTGTCGAAGAACCACAGGGCGCTCTCGAAGCACAGCTCAGTTGCCACGAGGTTCGGGTTCTCCATCACGTCCGGGCGGTCGATGTAGTCCGAGAACGCTTGATAGTTCGCCTTGCCCGTAAGCTGCAGCGCGCCGCGTCCACGATACTTCCAGCCGTCGCCGGATGCCTCGACGCTGTTGCCCATGCGGCTGGCATAGACGCGGTTGGCGATCTTCTGCGGCTGACGCTCATACGCCTTGGCCATAGCTTCCGTGGGGAAGTACTTGCCGAAGATGTTGCGCAGGCCTTTCGCGCCGTAGTTCAGGTTCTCACTGAAGGCCGTGAAGTTCCCTGACTCGTGCGCCGTCTGAGCGAAAAAATGCGCCGCGCGGTTTTTGTTCAGCTTGTAGTAGGCGGCGGCGGCCTTAAACGTGCCCGGACCGAATACGCCATCAGCCGTGACGCCGAGCTTCTGCTGGAGAGTTACAAGGCTCATTTCTTGTTCCACAGATCAAAGAGCGCCTTGACCTTCTCCTCAACCACAGCGAGGCGAACGTCCATCTTGGCGAGGATAATCACCAGCGAAATGAACGCCAGAACAATCGGCCAAAGCTGGCCGATCAGTTCAACGGTGGAGAGATTGCCAGTCATTACTGCCCCGCGCGGCGCCAATCAGGGAAGTCGTCCTCGTCGACCACGCCGTCGCCATTGGCGTCATAGCGCAGGTCGTTGCGATACTTTTCCCACGGAGCCATGTCATCGTCATCGTCATCGTCTTCGGCCTCAGGCTCCGGCGCAGCTGCCATAGGCGCAGCCATAGGCTCAGGCTCAGGCGCCGGCAGAGGCTCAGGCTCGACTGGAGCGGGCTCTTCCGGTTTCTTATCACGCGCATTGGCGTTGAGGCTCAGGCCGCCCAGCAGGCCGACGAACGCGCCGACGATGGTGTTGAACGCAGGGCCGATGATCTCGAACACCTTCTCGCTGCTCACGATCTCATTGGACACGAACATGCCAGCGACCATCGCGATGACGACGACGAGGATGACCGCCGCAAGCGTCATGACCGCCGTGCGGATCGTGAACTCAATCGTGTCCTCAATGCCTTCGCGGCTACTTTCGAAGCGATCCCAGAAGCTCACAGGGCTGCCCTTCAGTTAGGTTGTCGGTCAGCCACCTGCTGCAGACGATCTTCAATCCGCCTCAGGTGAATGATCATTTCATCAAACCGGCGATCGATCAACTGAAAGCGCTCATCGCCAAACTGCAGACGCGTCTCCAGCTTCGTCAGCCGGTTGCTCAGCGTCGTCCATACACCGATCAAACCACCAACAAATGTCAGTACGGTTACGATTGTGTTGATGTCGACCATCATTATCGCAGGTTCCGCAGCTTGTAGATGGCCGAGAGATACACCGCCGTGAGGGTGTCGATCAGATTCCCAACGGCGCGATTGCCCTTGGAGATCTTTTCGTGATTCGCCTCGATCCACTTAGCGTCGGCCTCTAGGCACTTCAGGCTATCGCTCATCGTCTGCTCAGGAGCCGGGATGGCGCCGATCAGCGAGAAGGCACCCTGATACGCCTCGACGAGCGGGTCGATGGTGTCGATCACGCCGTCATAGAATTCGCCCAGAGCTATGTGCTTGGCATAACTGCCCTCACCCTTGGCGCGCCAATGCTCGAAGTGCGCCAGATTGCGTGCGTAAAACACGCGAGAGATAAGCTCCTCAATCATCAGGCAATCCGCATGGCGGGGCAGATGATGGATGGGATTGCAGGCGCGATGGCGCCGGCTGCGGTAAAATCAATCGTTACGTCAACATCTTCCGGCAGCCACATGATTTCAATGTATTGGCCAGCCGTGACAGTGTCAAAAAAGCTTAGGCTGAAGAAGGTGGCGCCGCCGTCAGCGGCTTTTGGAACGTTCACAATTGTGGCCGAGTTCGCAATATTGGTACCATTTTTGCGGAACCAGACGGTTGCGTCGTGATCGGCAGCGTCGGTGTTTTTAAACTGAATTGACGGCGAAAGCATGTACGTGCCAGCGACAGCAAACGTAATCTGCGTGCTGGCAACGACGCTGATACCCGTACCGGTCAGGTCAGTATTAAACGTCACAGCGGTTGCCGCCGCAACGTTCCCAGTCTGATCCACAGAGCTAGACGGCTGAGCAAACGCGCGCCCTGCCAGATCGGCGTATGGCACAGTTGCAGCCGCCGTAAACGCGGACGTGCCGTTGCCCTTGACGTACCCTGTGAGCGTTGCCGCGCCGGTACCACCCGTGGCGACAGTGCGGACGTTCGTTGCCGTCGCCGCAATGTCAGAGGCTGCCACCTTGCGGCTGAAGCTGCTCTGGACGATCTCCAGCAGTTCGGTCCCCGCGAGCGGGGTGGTGGCTGCTGTAAGGTCAGGGATCTTTACGTTAGCCATTATGCCAATCCGTATAGCTGATTCAGGTAAAGCGAGAAAGCGTTAGCAGCGACTTCCTGAGCATCTGTCTGTGCGTCCTGAGAGTCGGGGCGAGGATTCTTCACCGGCACAGGGTCAGGACGCAGGAGCAGGCGGCTGTAGTAGGGCTGAGGAACGTCGTCGCAGGAGGCGCAGACGTAGAGTTTCAGCCCGACCGGGGTCGAGCCGCCGCGATAGTCTTTCTTCTCCCGAAGGTGGGTGTGCTGCACGAGGAAGCCGCAGCCATCGCATATCGCAATAGCTCTCGGATTCTTCGCGTCGAACTCGGGCCCAGTCCGATGCTTCTTTCCCCGTCCATATGCGTACTGCATCAGTAGCCTCCGGTGGGATCAATGGTAATGCGAAGCGGAACGCGCTCACGATCTTCGGCAGCGGCACGAGCGTAGGCGCCGTCAGCAAGTTCCTGCAGGAACGATAGGCGATCAGGCGCAAACTTAACGGACAGCTTCGCAGCCAGTCCGGCGGCAATGGCTTCCATCCAGCGGTTCGGAGCGTCCATACTATCCGTGAATGCGCCTGCGTCCTCTTGGATCTTCATGCGGTGATAGAAGAGCGTGACGCCTGCGCTCTGCGGCGCCTGCCAGATGTAGATGCGTGGCGTGATCGTGCGCTCAAAATAATACTGGAACGGGCGCTGACCCAGCTGCGCCTTATTCGGGATGGCATCGTATTCAGCGCGGCTGATCGGCGACATCATAAGGTCAGTGGCCTGAGCGCCTGACATCGTGCGCGTATAGACCTGAAGCAGCGAGACCGTGCGTGGCTGCAGATCGTAGTAGAGCGTGCCCGGAGTGAGCACAATCGACTGCAGATCCACGGCCCACAGGTTCGGGCCGTTGTTCGCCCAGTCGGAGAACATGTAGTTAATTGAGCGACGGGCGCTGTCGATGTCGTTGGAAGCCAGCGACGAAGGGTTCCGCCCCACGCGTTCGTAGGCTTCCGTGATGATATCGATCTGTTCGGTCGTGCCGAAATTATATGTGCCCGAAGTGGTCATCGGAACCTCGCCGCCTTTTTAGCGATGGCCTTCGGCTGGGCGACAAACTGCTTACCCGCCTTTTTGCCTTCGCGCTTGGCCTTAGTCGTAGCAGCATATTCGCTCGGAGTCAGCGACTTAATCGCCGCCGCAGGTAGGTACCGCTCGCCGGTCTTGCTCGACGGCTTGCCGGACTTCGTGGTCCATTTCTGATCGGTCCAGTCCTTGAGAGACTGCTGGGGCTTTCTAATCGGCATAGCCGCCGCCTTTGGCTTTATATTCCTTGGCCAAAAGCTGCGCCTTGCGCGCGGACCATTGCCCCGCCTTGGTGCCGTGGGTCTCTCGGCCCTTGATGCTGTTAAACAAACGCTCGCGGAGGCCGGGCTTGGTGTAGTTCCCGGCCTCGTTCACACGCGATTGTTTGCGGCCACGCATTACTCGACCTTGGCTTCCGGCTCGGCTTCGACGACCGGAGCCGCCTTGGCAGCCTTGGCAGCCTTGACCGGAGCCGGAGCGGGGGCAGGCGCCTTGAAGCCCAGCATGTCCTGCAGCTGCTCGTCCGTCAGGGCTTCCCACTCAGCAGCGGTCATCGCCACTTCCTGACGTTCGCCCTTGGCGTTCTGATATGCGCGAGTGATCATGATAAGCTCCCTCAGTTGTAGTATTTGGTCATCTCAAGGATGAGCGTGTAAGTATCGCCAGAAGATGCGTCAGCAGTACTTAGCAAAATATTCCCGGTTTTCCCAGCGCCAGCGTTGTTGCGAAGACCGCCGAAATTTGACAAGTCGAATGTTGCTTGATTATTCTGGGCCGATCCAAAGAAAAACACGTTACTGGTCGCACCCCAGAAAAGACGAAACTCCATCCCGTGACATGCCGTGTGAATTTTTTGAACACTCACGCCCGTGCAGGCTTGGCCAAGAGCGTTGGCTGCGAGGTTAGCGACGTTAACCTTGGTCACGAGCGATTCGCCCGTAGCATCTGAAATGTTTGTGAACAGCATAACAGCGGTTGTCTGATTATCGACCAGCGTCTGAGAGGTTACTGCATCAGCCATTATTTCATTCCTTTAAGTGTCATGGCAAAGCGAGCGCGCTGACCCAGCTTACCGGGCGCTTTTGCGGCGGCTTCGAGCTTGCCTGCAGGGATCGGCTTACCAGCCTTCGCCCCGAGTTGTTTGCGGAGGGCGCCGGGCTTTTTAATGGCTTCGGCGATGAAGTTCTTCTTACCACGCATGTCAGCAGTTCCACGCTTTTCGGGCGAGCCGCAGCCGAGAGTTAGGATCCTTAGCAGCCTTCGGAAACATCTTCATCTGGCCAGCAGAGCGGGCGCAGTAGCTATCGCGACGCGAACCACCTTCCGGCTGCGGACGCTTCAGATTACTCCCAGTGGCAGCATTGTAAGCCTTTCGGCCAGCCTCGTTGAGACCGCCCTTCGGGTTCTTATGCTTAGCCTTGAACTGAAAGTCTTTCTTCGCGCGCATCCCGGTCTCCATATAACTGGGGCGACCCGAAGGCCGCCCCAATCATTAGGCTTGAGTGACGCCGTAAAGGCCAGTCTGAGTATCGTCATCAAGGACAAACACCCAGAGCGTCAGGCGCTTCGTACCATCAGCAGCATCAGCGGGAGCAAAAGTTCCGCGAACGTCGCCAGTGGTTGTCGTAGCAGGGCTTGTCGTAACAGCTGCTGTAAACGTGCCGGTTGTGACAAACGCGCCACCCCAAGCAGTCTGCACATAGTTACGGCTATCCGCACGGATTGGCAGGCCAAACACGTCGCCCGTGCCAACGAAGATATCGGTGGCGGCAGCCGAAGCGGCAACTTGGGTGATCGTCTTGAAAGCCTTCTTGCCGGCAACGGCGGTCGTGCCGTTCAGGGTAATCGCTTCCGACATCGGAATGCCGTAGACGTCAGTGCCCGTGATGGTCAGCACAGCCGTAGCAGCGCCAGCAGCGTCGACAACGACGTTCCGGGGAACGTCGAGGGTGACGGTGCCCCCCGAAGCCAAGGCACCGTTCAGCGTAGCGTTGCCAGCCGCAGCCAGCGTCTGCTGAGCGCAGATGCCGTCGGCGTCCAGCGTAGCCGGAACCACGTTATAAACGTTGATCGGCGACATGAAGACGCCGGGTTCACTAGCGGTGCCGTTGTTGGCGAAGTTCCTGCCTGCCCGAACGCCGTCAGAGAAATGAGTCATGATGTTTCTCCATAGCTAAGGGTGGGGCCGAAGCCCCACCCCCGGGATTTAGGAAGCGCCCTGCGAACCCCAGCCTGCGCGGAAGTTCGAGCAGCCGAACGAGTAACGCTCAATGGCCTTCGCCTTGAGGTTGTCGGTGTCGAAGTCCGTGTAGACGTCGGTTTCCAGCTTTTCACGCTCGTAGTACTTGAAGCCGTTCGGAGCGTCGGTCAGCAAGAACCAGCCGTTCGTGTCGGTCAAGAACATGTTAACGCGATGACCCTGCGGAACCGCAGAGTTGTTGTAAATCGCGTTAATGTCGTTGTTCGCCGTGTCGACGCGGAACTGCGACTGGAGCAGGCGGGTAGCCGTCCACTGCAGTTCAGCCGGAACGATCAGCTTCGTCGGCTTCGTCATGATGCGGAGGCCCGCAGCATCACGGAAGCGCTGAACGCCAACGATGGCGTCCTGAAGCGAGGTTTCGTTCAGGTCGGCTTGGACCGAGAAGGTGTTCGCGACAACACCGTTATCAATCGGGTGCGACGTCGAGAACAGCGGCTGGCCATCACCAATCGGGAAGTTTGACGAGAAGCCGTTGTTCAGAACGGACGCGCCGAGAACTTCCTTGGTCTGTTCCATCGACTGGCGAAGAGCCTTCGCCTGCAGCGGGAACGACGACTGATACAGGTTATCCTTGATAGCCTGACGGGTGATGATGAAGCCGATGCTGGTGTAGCGGTTCACGTAGTTCGTGACGAACCGCTGACCCATTTCACCGTAGGCGGTTGAGGCGCCTTCAGCCTTGATCTGAGCCAGACCAAGCAGCTTGACTTCGACTTCGATTTCAACGGCCTTATCGGACGTGTGCTTCTCGAAGATCTCCGACCACTGACCCGGATACATCGGATAGTCGCCGAAAACGGCGGCCAAACCGGGCCGGAGCAGGTCGCGGATTGCGGTAGTGTTAATAGCCATTTTTCAAATCTCCCTGCTGGACCGATCAGATGCCAGTCACCCCACCCCGGTAGAGGTGGTTGTTGATGACAACGAGCCAGTTCGCGAAGGCCCCGATGGCGTTACCCGGAGTCGGGTCCAGCTGCAGGATCTTCAGGTTCAACGACGAGGTGTCGGCTTCCGTCGCGTTGTTCAGCGAGACGGCAGACGTACCCGTGGCGGTGGAACCGGCGGTGTACAGGAAGTTCGCGTTCAGACCACGGTCGGTCAGCGCCAGCGGGGTGCCCGCAGTGCCAGTGCCGCTCGTTTCCTGAATGGTGAACACGGTGTTCGGATCGTCGATCACGAGAGCTTCAACGACCGAGCCGGTGAGAACACCGGGGTTGCCCGGCCAGTAGTTCTCAAAACGGACGCGACCGGTGCTGTCGGTGAACTTGACGCCCCAGAAAACGCCAACGCAGGCCGAGCCAGCGACGCCAACTTCCAGAACGCCCGACGAGCTAATGGTGACCGGGTCACCACGGAAGAT